CTCAGAACCATCTATATTTGAATATCCGTAGATTTTAAACGCAGCAAACACTTCTTGTCCTGCATCATGTGCTACATTGGTTGTTGGAGACACTGCACGAGTACATCCAAGGAATTGTGTAACTGTTTTATCAGTATAATTGATTATTTCATCTTCTATCCTAAATTTACCATTTAATTCAGGCCATCCTAGTGTGGAATCGACTGTTACAGTCGTATCGGTTAAATTGCCACCTAAATCTTGTGCTAAGACTGTTTTATAAGGAGTTACAAACGAACCAAGTGAATTATTGGTATCTACGTCAATTTCAAAGATTGCTCCGCTTGGTGTAAAGACTTCTACAACTCCTTTTACGTAAATTCTTGCTGCAGACACATTTGGATCGTTAGGATCGTTATCTTGGTATAATACTTGCCCAACCAGATCAATTGGGTTTCCAGAAACAGGAACTGCACGGATAATTTCTCTAGAAGTATAAAATGCATCACTAGGTTTGAATATTCTCTCTCTAGGATAAGACACTTGAGACTCAACACCGAAAAGTGTCCTTATAACAAACTGGAATGACCTCCCTGTTCCTTTTGAGGCGTAAAAATCCTTAATCCTCTTAATTATTGTACTTTCTGTAACACCATCCGCAAAATTCTTTGGATATGTTGCTAAAAACTGTTCTTTGAACTTTCCGAGCATGTAAAGCGGGAAAATATTGTTCAAATTGACAACTTCTGTGCCTTGTGTATGATGAGCAGCAGTTGTAGACTCAAATTTATACTCCCCTTCAATTCCAACTGCTTTTACAGCATTAAATCCTCTTGCACAAGTCTGAAATAGGGTTGCTCCCTTACTTTGGTAGTAAACTATCTCATCATCAATCAGTAATAGACCTTCATCAGGAAAATCACGTGTAGATTCAACGTCAATCGTTGTAGAAGAAGTTGTAATAGTAGAAATTAGTGTTGTAGTAGTAACTAAATCTCCATAGTTGTCAATATTATAATAATCCGACCAGTTTTGAATTATATCAACACAATATCCCTTTAATTCTTGTGACTTATAATACTCCTTGACAAAATCAATGAACGTAGGAAACTGTTCCCTTATAAAACTAGGGAATTGTCCTGTAATATGCGTTGATATTTTGGATCTTGACTCTGGACTGACTTCCGACGGTACAGGTGGTTGTGTAACCGTTGTAGTTGGTGTTGTCCACGATCCAACTCTCCATGAACTATTTGTCATATTTGATTAATAGCTAGATTCTGGAATTACTCCTGTTCCAGATAAATTTGAACCACTACTGATAGTATCTTCTACTACAGTAATAACTGAGTTATCTATACCCATAGTAATATAAGTTTCTCTTAAAGAAACTAAGTCGTTTGACTTTGGTGTAGCTTTAATTTGCAATGTGTTATTTGCTACATTGGTAGATTGTATAATCAAGTCATTAATTACAATCTCTCCCATATCATAATCTACAGAACCCCATAATCCATCAACATATTCAAACTCACCAGTTCCTTTGACGTAATAAAGTCTAAGTGTACCGCTACCATCGTCATTTAGATAGTAAGTGTTGATGTCATCTCCTACAATCTTGAATCCACTAGAGATTACAGCGGGGGATGTAGAAGTTTGTTGATTAATTCTATTACCATAACAGATTTTGTAGTTAACACGAGTGTTTAAATCAACTGTTACGTTCTTTCTCATTGCAATACGAGTGATGTTAGAGGTAATTGACCGTTCTGCATCATCAATAATGTTCTGAATCTTAGAATATTTGAATTTACCGCCAAATTTATTAAACTCACCGCTAGAATTCAATACTGTCAAGGTAGTAATGATCAAATTTTTAAGTTGCTCAGGAGTTTTACGTGTAAGGTTAGGGTTGTAATAAACAAAACTTGTTAAATCTACGTATAAAATGGATGGATCAATGATTGTTGGTTGAATTGCAGCAACAGAATACTCTCTAAGTTTCTTCAAAACAGAGTTTTTCTCAGAAAGTGATAATTTATCAGCGTTTCTTGGTTTGATTGCCAAGAATACCTTGCCATATTCGGGTGGTTCCGCTTCTTCTCCACCATAACATGCTATAGATGACACGTTTGGGTAGATTTGAGGCACAATTGCTTCATAATCCCGCGTTGATACTGCTCTACCAAACGCAGAATAGAACTTGGGAGCTGAAAATTTGATTGCTTCCGTAGTTTCTGGTTCTGAACCACCATCAGGGAATGAAGTTGCACTAATTGAAATGCCAGAACTAATTTGATTATTTAAATTATCTCTAAAAGTTCCAATATTTTCAAAGACTTTCAGTCCATTTGCTCCTACTCCTGCAGAAGTTGTATACTTTACAGTAATAACATCTCCATTTGATAGTGCTTTTCCTACAACACCGTCACCAAATAATATTTCTGGTATCTGATACTCACTTTCTTCTAAGAAAAATACCTTAGAGTCAGCATCTATCTTCGTAATATCTGTTGCTTGCAAGTATTTTTCTGTAACTGTACCAGAAGTTACCTGTACAATCATAGAAGTTGTATCAACCCTTTCATTTGTAAGTATGAATCTCTGTCTTTCTGATGTATTTTTTACAAAAGTGTCGGTTAGATATAGTCCTTCATATAAAACTGTGTCATTAAACGCTGCAATTCCTGTCAAACTGTCTACAGATTGTGCAACATCATTAGGAATTGAGAAAACAAAGTTGTTATTATCTAATCCTGTGAAGTTTAGGACTAATCCTGCAGCCATTGTGACTGATTTTGGGTAAGGAAATGCTGTTTGGACTGAAATATCTACTGTTGTGCGTGCAGAACGTGCTGATTTTGGTGTATAACCAATCATTCGAGCAAGTTTTACAACGTTTTCACGCAAAACTGCCGTTTCTAGGAACCCTTCATTGACTGCAAGGTTAGCATTTACCGCTGTATAGTAAGTATTATACGCTAATGCGTCAATAAGCACCGTCAAAGACGATCCCTCGAAGTCATAATCACTAAATTGTGACTGTGATCTTAAGTATTCCTTGATTTGTGCCTTGATTTGGTTAAATTCAAGGGCATTAACTTGATTAAATGCCATTATGGTTTAAATGCTATACTGATGTCATCAAACTTAGGTGATATTCCTAATATTAAATACTGTATTTTACAATTTAACTCATTACGATCTTCTTCAAACTGAACTACAACTGATACAGCGGTAACTCTAGGTTCATGTACCTCAATAGATTGCTCGATTCTATTCTTAACCTCTAATACCATTGTGGGTGTAGAGTTCTCAAACAACAGACCAATTATGTTGCCACCGAAAAATGGGTCAAAAGGTTTTTCGTAGAAATTGTAAAGAACAATATTCTTTACAGACTCTTTAATTGCAGCTTCATTCTTAAGTGACAAAATATCGTTCGTCACTGCGTTCTTTTCAAATGTAAGGGAGAAGTCTCTAAAGGACTTCGATATCAAAGACATCCCGAATGAAACAATTCTTTATCAATTGTTATTTATACTAGTTTCTCGAATGGTTTACGTTTCTTACCTTGTCTGTCACTACGAGGATCAGTAATTAGGTATCTACAATACTCATTACCATGATCGTAGAAGTCATCAGACATGTCTACAGGAATGTTAGCATTCCTTCCACCATCTTTAATTCTATTTGCCTTGCCCACGATATCTCTTCTTTGCTTTGTTTCTTGATGTAGCACTATACTTCGTATGTTGTCCACGACCTTGTGCTGACTTCTTTGGTTTCATTTCAACGGAAGGTACACCGTTATTAAATCTTGTTGCCATAATTTATCCTGCAAATACGTTTGGTGATCCAGCTGCAACTGATGTGCAACCGCTTATTCCATCTCCTACTCTACCACAACCTTTGCCATTTACAAAGACTGTAGAACTACCACTTGCTATTGCAGCGGAGTGAGGAGGACATGGACTGCCAGGTTTAAGGTGTGTAGTATTCTTATCTCCCTGACGTGAGATAGGTATACCATTAGCGAAGACGTTACCACTACCCTGTGCTCTGGACATTCCAGAACAATGTGCAGAATCTGCATCTCCGACTCGTGTAACTGCTGCCATGTTAAGTGTAGTAATTAGATATGAAAGAACGTATTCTTTCCCATGGATTATATAGCTTCACTTCGGGATAGAATTGTGCGTTGGGTTGAGCAACACCATTTGTATCTTCATATACTACTGTCAGAAAAAGACCCTTAGTAACATATTCAGTATTATCTTGATTGAGGTCATACATGATCTTACCAGATGGCATATTACCTACTGACTGCACTACAGTCGGAGTTTGAGTCTTATCAGACTGACCCTGCTCCACATATGTAAACTGGTCACTAAATGGATCGTCCCAATTTCCTGTAACTGTGATAGGACCAGTTCCACCTTCGTTACCAAAAGTTATGTTTAGTTGACCATCTAAATCTGCAGGATCTTGAAATGATATAGAAGAACTTGTAATGACATCCCCTGCTGTTGCACTGAATGTTAACGTCTCATTAATAGCAAAGGTGCTATTAGTAATATCTGTTAGAAGCGGTATACCTCCTGCTGCTATTCCATTGCACGTTATTGCCATTACTTCTTCTGTCTACTACAAAGTATCTGTAAGTATTCTGCCCACTTGCTCATTTCGATATGATCATTAACCGTATGAGGTGTAGGAGGGATTGTTGGTTCAAATGATATAAGGTGATCGAACGTATCGGGAAGGTCACCACACCTATCGAATTCGAGGAGTTCATCCTCGTCCCTGATTACGAACTTTCCTTCAAGATCGTCCATTGGATTAATCATAATACTCCTAATTATTTAGAGACCCTACGCGGGGTACGACGCGGTTTTTTCTTCTTAAAGAACTTTCTCTTAATCTGCTCAATCACAAACAAATCTAATATCTCATACAGGAACACAAGTCCCAGAAAGGTCACCACCCCTGCTAGAACTGTATACTCAAAGAGTTTACCAATTAGTATCTTCACTTTCATTTAGAGTCCCCACATTATACTCAATGATCTCGGTGATCGTCTTGTCATGGTCAACTACTACATCAACGAGTCTTTCATACTCGCCATCCACAGTCCTCTTCATTAAGAGTTTACTCTCTGCAACCTTTCTCTCTAGTGCATCAAGTCTATGTAATATTTCGTCGTACTTTCTATCCGTATGGGTAAAGTAGTCACCTGACATTGAATCCTCCATTAGTTTTGTTTAATATCAAAATACCATTTAATATGCTTTATATAATCGAATGTATCGCCTATATCCTTATCACAGTCTATCTCATACTTCCTATCACAAAGAAACTTTCTTAACTCATATATGGACTTGTAGGTTCCAACTTCGTCTTGATGTTCGTTGTATAGCACGTATTGCATTGATTA